TTCTCTTAGAGCTTGGGGCGCAACGTCCAAGGAAGACGCTAAAGCTAAGGCTAAAGCGATCTCTAAGAGGAATATGAAGTGAGACCAGTATCTGTCGGAATTAACCCAACAGCGAATACGCTGACAACTGTTTATACAGTTCCTACGGGTTACTACGCCAAGTTTACTGTGATGTATATTCACAATACTGGCGGTTCGACTAAGCACATTACTGTTCAATGGTATGACGCAAGTACCGCTACTACTTTAGACATTCTTACGTCTTACAACTTAACTTCTAAAGAATATCTTGAATTCAATGGTGTTGCTTACATCGTTTTAGAAGAAGGCGATAGGATTCAACTTACTACTGAAGCGGCAAGTTCATTCAGTTTTATTGCCACATTTGAGGTTCAAGGAGCGCAACGAACATGACCTACTTAGAACTTGTTAACGATGTTCTCATTCGATTGCGTGAGACAACTGTTTCTACAGTGTCAGAAACTGCCTATTCCGCATTGGTTGGCAAGTTTGTCAATGATGCTAAACGTCAGATTGAAGATTCCTATAACTGGAATGTCTTAGGACAAACAATTACAGTTACTACTACCAGTGGCACAAGTTCATATTCATTGACAGGTGCGGGTCAGAAGTTTCGTATCAATGATGCTATTAACACCACAAGTGTTATTACCTTAGATAACACCACTGTTGCGGATATGAACCGCAAGCTCAACTTTGGCACACCATCACAGTCTATTCCTAGCGAGTTTTGCTTTAGTGGTGTAGATGGCAGTGGTGACACAAAGGTTGAGCTATTTCCCGTTCCCAATGGTGTTTACACACTTAAGTTTGATTTAACCATCCCACAGGCTAATCTGTCTGCTGATGGCACTTCAGTCAAGGTATTGGACTATTTGGTTGCCCAGAGTGCCTATGCTCGTGGCTTGATTGAGCGTGGTGAGGATGGAGGCACTGCTTCTAATGAAGCGTACGCTCTGTTCCGTGGAATGCTATCTGACGCTATTGCATTGGAAAGCACTCGTTACCCTGAAGATAACTTTGTGGCGGTCTAATGGCAGCTCCTCTACAAAGTCAAAGCATTAGCGCACCAGGCTTCTTTGGCCTGAACACGCAAGATTCGCCATTAGATTTGGCATCTGGCTTTGCTTTGGTCGCCAATAATTGTGTAATTGACCAATATGGTCGGGTTGGCTCTCGTAAGGGCTACACAAGGATTAACCCATCATCGGGCAATCTAGGTGCTAATGACGTTACTGTTATTCACGAATTAGTCCAAACTGATGGCACTTTGACTGTTCTGTTTGCAGGGAATCTCAAGTTATTCAAACTTGGCACTTCTAATGCAGTAACTGAGTTGACCTATGGTGGTGGCGGTTCTGCTCCTACTTTCACAGCTAATAATTGGCATTGTGCTTCTCTGAATGGGATTACTTACTTCTTCCAATCTGGACACGATCCACTCATCTTTGACCCCGCAGTAAGTACAACTACTTATCGCAGAGTCTCTGAGAAGTCGGGATATGTAGCTACTGTTCCACAAGCCAATATCTGTATCTCAGCATTTGGTCGTTTGTGGGTAGCTAATACATCTACAGATAAAGTGACGATTACCTTCTCTGATCTGATTGCAGGTCATGTATGGGGTGGTGGCACTTCAGGCACTCTAAATGTTTCTCGTGTATGGCCTAATGGCTCAGATGAGATCATGGGTCTAGCGGCTCACAATGACTTCTTATTCATCTTTGGTAAACGTCAGATTCTTGTTTATTCTGGTGCTACTACACCCGCTACGCTTCAATTGAGCGATACAGTAGGCTCTATTGGGTGTATTGCTCGTGATTCTATTCAGAGTATCGGTACAGACGTTATCTTCTTGTCAGACTCAGGTGTTCGCTCATTGATGAGGACTATTCAAGAGAAGTCTGCTCCTTTGAGAGACCTATCTAAGAATGTTCGTTCCGACTTGGTGTCTTCTTTGGCAGTAGAGACTCTGGCTAATCTAAAGTCTGTTTACTCAGAGAAGAATGCGTTTTATCTGTTGACTCTTCCAGTAACAGCACAAGTCTTCTGCTTCGATACAAAGATGCAATTGCAAGATGGTGCATCTAGGGTCACTAAGTGGGATTCAATTGCTCCTACGGCTCTCTATTCGCTTCGTAATGGTGATTTATACATTGGTAAGAGTGGATACATTGGTAAGTATGCAAGTTTCTTAGATCACACATCAACTTATCGGTTTTCTTACTTTACCAACCATGCAGATTTAGGTAACGAGAATCAGATTTCCATCTTGAAAAGAATCAAGACAATTGTGATTGGTGGCTCTGACCAGTTCGTTACAATTAAGTGGGGATTTGATTTTGCTGCCAACTATCTGTCGGGCAATGCTTACATTCCTGAACAGAAGAACTATGAATATGGTCTTGCTGAATATGGTGTGGCAGAATACTCTGGTGGTGTGCTTATCAAGACACTAGATGTGAATGCTTCTGGTGCGGGAAAGATTGTTCAAACTGGTTACGAAACCACCATTAACGGCACACAGTTGTCAATTCAGAAGATTGAGATTCAATCTAAGAACGGGAAAATATCATGAGTAACTACACAAAAAGTACCAACTTTGCGACTAAAGACAACCTTAGTCCTGGTGATCCGTTAAAGATCGTCCGTGGTACTGAAATTGACACTGAGTTCAATAACATCTCTACTGCTATCTCTACGAAGACAGATAACTCTGCTGCCGCAATTACTGGTGGTTCTATCACTGGTATTACAGACTTAGCAGTTGCTGATGGCGGTACTGGTGCTTCTACAGCTACTGGTGCTTTGAATAACCTCTTGCCTAGCCAATCAGGTAACTCTAGCAAGTATCTTCAGACTGATGGCACTAACGCTACTTGGGATGCAATCAGTATCAATACTGGCGACATCACAGGAACTTTAGCGGTAGCAAATGGTGGTACGGGTGTAACTAGCTCTACAGGTACAGGCTCAGTAGTGTTGTCAAACTCGCCAACACTTGTGACTCCCGCATTGGGAACTCCTGCTTCTGGTGTGGCAACTAACTTAACAGGTCTGCCAATCTCTACTGGTGTGAGTGGTTTGGGTACTGGTGTGGCTACCTTCTTGGGTACTCCATCATCTGCCAATCTAATCTCTGCCGTTACTGATGAGACAGGTACGGGTTCTTTGGTGTTCGCCACAAGCCCAACCTTGGTAACTCCTGCTTTAGGCACTCCATCAGCCTTGGTAGGCACAAACATCACAGGCACTGCTTCTGGTCTGACTGCGGGTAACGTCACAACCAACGCTAACTTAACAGGTGCAGTCACTTCTGTTGGCAATGCAACCTCTTTAGGTTCATTCACTTCATCTCAATTAGCGGGTGCTTTGACAGATGAAACTGGTAGTGGTTCAGCAGTATTTGCTACTTCACCTACCTTGGTAACACCTATCCTTGGAACACCTACTAGCGCAACTTTAACGAACGCTACAGGTCTTCCTATCGCTACAGGTGTATCAGGTCTAGGTACTGGTGTAGCAACCTTTCTAGCCACTCCTAGTTCAGCTAATCTGCGTTCTGCTTTAACTGATGAAACAGGAACAGGCTCTGCTGTTTTTGCGACTTCTCCGACATTGGTGACACCAGTCTTGGGAACTCCAACAAGCGCAACATTGACTAATGCAACTGGTTTGCCTTTGACAACTGGTGTGACAGGAACTTTACCAACTGCCAATGGCGGTACAAACTTAGGTGGTGCTACTCCATTCACATCAGGCGGTGTGGTGTACGCATCTAGTTCTAGTGCATTGGCTACTGGCTCTGCGCTTACTTTTGATGGGAGTACTTTTGGAGTTACAGGGGCGGCAACTGTAACTGGCGATATATCAACAACGAGTACAGGGCGTTTAAATCTGCGTGGTTCTGGTACTGGTGTTAACTATGATTTTCAATTAGACAATGATGACTCTCTTGCATACTTTAGAGCATCACGAAGCAATGCAGTAACTAAAGGTTATGTTTGGTATCTTAATAATTCCACAACAGAAGCCATGCGCCTCACCTCAACAGGGTTGGGTATTGGTACAAGTTCGCCTGCTTTTAAACTTGATGTATCAGTAACAGATACAACCGCATACAGCACAAGCGCATATTCATACGAGCCAATGCGCATTACAAATAATGGTGCAGGTGGTGTGTCTGGAATCTTGTTTCAAGCACTTTCTACTGGTACTGCCAATACAGCACAAGCAACAATCTCTGTCATTGCTGAATCTGCATCAAGCAAAAATACTGCAATAACTTTTGGCACTAGAGAAAACTCAGGAGGAACAATTCCTGAGCGTTTACGCATAGATTCGGCAGGCAATCTAGGCTTGGGAGTTACTCCGAGTGCTTGGGTGGCGTATAAAGCATTGCAAGTTGGTTCTACAGGTGGTGCTCTTTCTTCAAGTTCTTCATCGGATTTTGAGATTACAACAAACGCTTACTATTCAGGCGGTTGGCTATCTCAAGGTGCAGGAGTTGCTTCTAGCCGATACCGCTTATTGTCTGGAACACACGCTTGGTTTAATGCCCCATCAGGCACAGCAGGAAACGCTATCTCCTTTACTCAGGCGATGACTCTGGATGCAAGTGGGAATTTGCTGGTGGGGACTACGAGCAACCCTGATACTGCAAGACTTCATGTATCAAAAGCTAGTGGTGAAGTTGCTAGATTCAGTTCACCTAATGGCACAAATTCGTACATTACGCTTGGTAGAAATGATGCTACTGGTGAAGGAATGACGCTTGGATATAGCTCAAGTACAGGCGATTGCACCATTAGCACTATTACAACCCATCCGCTAATTTTCCGCACCAACAACACAGAACGAGCCAGAATAGACTCTAGCGGTAACTTGCTGGTGGGGACTACGAGTGGTGGTAATCGAAAATTAGAAGTAGTTACTACTGGAACAAATCATGCAATTTCTTGTTTATCAGATACTGCTGGTTACGCAACTATTGAATGTATAAATTCAGCTGCTTCTGGAACAAGAAATTTCATTGGATTTCGTGCAAGCCGAGGTGGTGCTGATGTCGGTTCAATTACTTATAACGGAACTCTAACAGCATACAACACAACATCTGATTACAGACTAAAAACTGTACATGGCGCAGTAACAGGACATGGTTCTCGCATTGATGCACTTGAGCCTGTTGAATACACATGGAACGCAAACGGCACACGGACTCGTGGTTTCTTGGCTCACAAATTCCAAGAAGTTTATGCGGGTAGCGTTACTGGTGAAAAAGACGCTGTGGATGCCGATGGAAATCCTGTTTACCAAGCAATGCAAGCAAGTACTGCTGAAGTAATTGCAGACCTTGTTGCTGAAATTCAATCACTACGTCAGCGTCTTTCTGCCGCTAATCTTTAAAAGGAAAATATCATGACTACTACTTGGAAAATTACCCAGACCGACTATGAAACCTCCAACGGGTTCATTATTACGGGTCACTGGACTGCAACTGCGGTTGATGGAGACTATACGGCTTCTATCTACTCCACAGCATCTTGGCAAGCAGGAACACCCACAATCCCATATTCCTCAGTTACTGAAGCTGAAGTATTGAATTGGGTATGGGAATCTGTTGATAAACAAGCCACAGAAGATGCTCTGGCGGCTAATATTGCTTTGCAGAAGAACCCTGTAACCTCAACGGGTGTTCCATGGAATTAACTTTTGAATTGGCGCACAATCTTTTCTATGAGAAAGATGGTGTTTTATTTTGGAAAAAGAAAGAAGGAACATATCGTGTTGCTTTCTTTAATACAAGATATGCTAATAAAGAAGCTGGTGGATTTGACAGTAGGGGATATAGGCGTGTTGTCTATAAACAAGGATGTAAATCTGTTGGTACACATAGAATAATTTTTCTTATGCACCATGGATATTTACCTGAAGTTATTGACCATATAAATGGCAAGCCAGCAGACAATAGAATTGAGAATTTGAGAGCCGCAACACGACAAACAAATAATCAAAATTCTTGTCTTGCAAGGCATAATACTTCTGGCGTAAAAGGTGTTAGTTATAGCAAAAGCAATAGGCATTGGAGATGCAGTTTGTCTTTTAATAACAAAACAAAAGAAGTATCAGGATTTAGAACAATTGAAGATGCGGCAGACTTTATGGACTTATGGCGTTCAGAAGCCCATGGTGAGTTTGCCAACAACGGAATAAGGAGTGCAGCATGAAATTAGAGTTAGACGTTAACGAGATTAACTTTGTATTACAAACTTTGGGGCAGTTGCCCTCGAGTAGCGGGTGCTGGCCTCTTATCGTAAAGATTAAAGAACAGGCTGAAGCGCAAGTTCCTAAAGAAGCGGAGTAAATATCATGGCTGTGACTAATCAAGAGTTGTTCAACATCTTTCTTGCAAATCCGAATATGTCGGATGCACAGATTGTTTCTTTAATGGAAACAAGAGGTATTAGTCCTGAACAGGTATCTTCTACTTTTGGCATTCCAGTTGGCGATGTAATCTCTAGGGCAGCGGCTACTGTTGCGCCTGGTAATTCTGTAACGCTTGGTGATACTCGTCTTGCTCCACAGTATGACGTACGTGGTTCTGGTGAGGATCAGCAAATTGGAGGAATTACAAATATTTTAGTAGAGAAAACTACTGGTGATGTTAACTATAAAGCCCCTGTTGGTTCAGAATATCAAGTATATGGTGCAGATGGAGAATTTCAAAGAACTGGTGTAAATCAGAAGGTTGATAGCGGTTTAAAAGAGTTTGCACTAGGTGCGGGTCTACTCTTTGGATTGCCTACCTTATTAAATGCGGGTGCGGTTGGTGCTCCTGCAATAGGAAATGGTGCTTTCTTAGGTGAGGGCGTTGCTTCAGGAATTCCAGCCTTTGATGCGGCTTTTACATCAGCGGGTGGAACATTTAATTCTGCCTTTGGTCTTCCTGTTGGCAATGGGGCTTTCTTGGGTGAGGGTGTACCAACTGGAATACCCGCATCTGATGCAGCCCTTTTAAATGCTGGCGGTACTCTTAACCCCGCTTTTACATTAGCTCCAGATGGATTATTAGGAACGCCCCCCATAGTAAATGTTGCAGGCGTGCCTCCTACGGGCGTACCACCAACTGCAGTTCCTCCTACTGGCGTGCCTCCTACTGGAGTTCCACCCACAGGTGTTCCCCCCGTAGCTACACCACCTACTGGTGTTCCTCCCGTTGTACCTCCAACAGGTGTACCCCCTGTCATTCCTCCTATTTCTACTGTTATCCCTCCAATTTCTGATTTGTTAAAAACAGGTTTAACTGCGGCTCAGATTGCCGCATTATTACAATCTACTGCACAAACTGGTGCGGGTCTTCTGCAACAACAGACATCTCGTGAAGCGGCTCAAAAAGCGCAAGCAATGATTGATGCTGAGACTGCGGCTGCTAAACAATCTGCGGCTTTCCGTCCTATCGGAATGACTACTAGGTTTGGTTCTTCACAGTTTGCAATTGATCCTAAGACGGGTCAGTTAACAAGTGCGGGGTACACATTAAGCCCTGAAGCTAAAGCGGCTCAAGATAGGTTTGTCAAACTAGCTGAGTCTGGTATTCAACAAGCCGAAGGCGCACAAGCTCAATTTGCTCCTCTTCAAACAGGCGCACAACGTCTATTTGGATTGGGTAATCAATACTTGGCTCAGAGTCCTCAAGATGTTGCTCAGAACTATCTCAATCAGCAGATGGCTTTGTTGCAACCTGGTCGTGAGTTAGAGTTGGCTAATCTGCAAAACAGACTCCAACAACAAGGTCGTGGCGGTTTATCAGTGGCTCAAGGTGGCACTATGGGTGCTACTACTCCTGAGTTACAGGCTTTGTTTAATGCTCGTGCTCAACAAGAAGCTCAATTGGCGGCTAATGCTCAACAAGCGGGTCAACAACAAATTGCGTTTGGTGCGGGTCTGTTGGGTACAGGCGCACAGACTATGGGTCAGTACTATGGTGGTCAGCAAGCCGCTTATGCGCCTTACACGACTGCTTTGGGTCAGGTTCAAGGATTGGAGAGTGCGGCACAACAACCCTTTACTTTAGGCGCACAACTTGGTCAAACAGCATCAACTGCAGGTGCAAGAGTTGGACAACTAGGTTTACAAGGTGCTGGTCAAAGTGTGGCATTGGCTACTGGCCCTGCGGCTACCAACAACCCTTATGCAACACTATTCTCTGGATTGGCGGCTAGTCCTCTGTTTGGTCAAGGGGCGGCTAGTTTGTTTGGGCCTTCAAATGAGACAACAGCAATAAACCCATACTTTCAAACCTATAGTTAAGGATTCATCATGGCGAATGAAAATATAGTGGCTGGTCTTTTTGGTCTAACACCAGAAATGTATGGTCAACAACAACAGAATACCGCTTTGGCTGAAGGAATCAGGCTTGCTCAACTAGACCCTGCGGCTCGTGGTGCAGCAATGACCTATGCGGGTGCTAGAGGGCTTGGTAACGCTATTGGCGGTGCTTTTGGCATTGAAGACCCACAACTGAAGATGATTAGTGCTAGAAACACTATTGCTCAACAGATAGACCAAACCAATCCTGATTCGATCCTACAAGGCGCAAAGATGTTGTCTCAGATGGGTGATCAACAAGGTGCTATGGCTCTTGCAGAATACTATCGAAAGGCTCAAAGCGAGACTGCTTTGGCTCAACAACGTACTGCTGCGGCTAATCGTGAGCGTGTTCAATCAACTCCAGAAAAGATTTTGATTGCCAATCAACTTGCTCAATTAAACACTGAGTTAGATGTCTTAACTCAACAGCCATCATCTCCAGAAAGAGATGCGAAACTAAATCTTACAACTCGAAAACTTGAAGCCCTTGAGCAACAGGTTGAAAAACCAAACAAAACAGTTGTTGTTGGAAATTCTTTAATAGATGCTGTTACTGGTTTTGAGTTATATAAAGGCCCTGATGCTCAGAAGTACTCAGAGTTTGCTAAAACATTGATTGATGCGGGTCTGAAACCAGGCACTGAACCTTTCCAAAAACGTATGCTTGAATACGCAACCAAAAAGGTTGAAGGTGCTGGTAAAGGCACAGGCAACGTCACTATTGGTGGTATCAATTTAGATACTGGTGCGGCAGCTAAAAAGGCAAGCGAAATAATTGGCACAAAT